TTTCGAGCATAGGATGAGGAGCTACCAGTAATTTGGCTTTCGTCCATACCTTTTTTTGTTTCTGCTTCACGAGCAAACCCCACGGAGTCAGCGATTCTTGTGCCGTCGCTCAATAACATTGCAATCGATTTTACATATACACGACCCTCAATGCTTACGACATCATCGCTAACAATTAACGCACAATTGTGCTTTTTAAGTAGGGGCTTTACAGCCTCTAAAATATCTTCGGCACTGCGGTATGCGTAGTTGCCAAAGTTATTGCGTTGTCCCTTGGGAGCTTTTAACTCCGTTTGGATTTCTGATAGTATGTTTTTATTTTCCATTAGTAATAAGTTTACGATATAAAGATGTTCTCTGTTTTGAGTTAGTGCAAGCTTTTATTTCACTTTTTTTCGCTTTTAGCATTTTTAATGCAAACACCTGATCCTCAAGAACTAAGCGATTAAACCTAGACGCTAATTGCTTTAATCCCACTGGATGAAGGTAATCTGTATCACCTTGATCCAAGTAATCCGCAATGTTTCTCAGCACTTCCGATAAGCTCAATTCGGAGCTTGTGCCGAAGCGTCTAAAGCTATTCTCAACACGACCCAAGAAGGTGTTGCCCTCCATTGATATAACTCCGCGAACCATACCACTCACATGATTGTGATCCACACAGGGATTAAAGCATCCAGTCTTCATCACTGGACACTCCTTTGGTAGATTCTCGTTTCGGTATTGGGCTAATTGGGAATGCTTTAGATACTTCATGTTTTTCTATATCGGTTATTGTTATGATTAGGTTACGCTTAGTCGCCATAGTAGTTTCTTTGCCTTTTCTGGCTTTGCCAAAAGCAAACTTGATGGCGTTCGCCTCCGAGTTAGCTATCTTCCAAGTCCCGTGAACAAAGTCCCTACCGAACTCCCTATACTTTATTAGATAAGCTTTCACTAGACATTCATGAAGTCCATCCAATATAATTCGGAGGTTAGCTTGAAGCGTTCAATGCCCTTCTGCATTTGCTTCCAAGTCCACTCCTTGTGATAATGCTTCTTGGATCTAATATCCACGCACACACTCATGATTGTAGGTAGATACTCTAAGTCCCACATCCTAGCTAGCATCCAACTCTCGATAGCTAGCTGAGTGCAGTCCTTCTTCTCGTAGAACTTACCACCACGACCCTTGCAGTCACGGCACTTGTAGTCAGCCATGAAATACTTACCATCAGTTAGCTTGCCAATGAAGTCCACTGAGCCAGCAACCTTGATCTCTTCGTCCCAAGTAATTAACTCACTGGCTACGGGTTCGATTCGTTCGTCGTTAATATATTTGATGAAGGGTTCAGCCCACTCATCCCATTCGGAGTTCATCTTGGGTTTCTTATTAGCTATAATAGCATTCGTGTGATCCTCCAGTCGACCATGAACGGTTGTCCCGAACTCAGAGGATGTTATCTCTTCACCGTCAATGGGAGAAATACGCATACCATACTTACGTGTTTCAATCTCTCGCTGACTAGCATCGGGAAATTCCCTAGCTAGCTTAATGTATTGCTCTGGAGACCAGATGCCATCCAAAAATGGATCCTTGATAATACCCATGACAGTTGTCACCGATGGATAAGCACCGATTTTCTTGGCTTGTGATGGTGTTGCGGCTTTCGTTAGAAAGGGTTCGTTGTCGCAGTTGTAGAAATGGCTCATAATTAGAAGGGTGCTATATTTATTGTATTATTATTGTATACTGGTATTGGTGTTGCAGTTTTGTTATGGGTTGTTGCAGTTTTGTTACTGGCTTTTACAGATTTGTAAACGGCTTTTGTCCATCTCTTATCCTGCTTCACTTCATTCAGTATGCTAGTAGAAAGGCTATACCAACGAGTTTTGTCGTAAGCCATTCGATTAAATGAGTCGCTAACCAATACGGATTGCTTCTCAAGGTTCTTAAGGGTTCTCCATATCTGCATATCGGAGAAGAATGGAAAGATTGAACGCCAACCCTCTCTGGAGTTGAACGTCCAATGTTTTCCCTTGTGATAGTTTCTTCCATCTTTTTCGTTCAGTAGAACGTAGTAGATAATTTTATGCAGAATTATTGCCTCCTTAAGTCCATACTTTGCAGCGTGGTCTTCCTCGAATGCAAGCATGGTAATTATCCCAATAACTCCTTCATGTCCATGATGAACTCAAGACCCTCAAGCACTGACCGCCTGTCCTCGTATGGGTAGGATGAGATAATCAATGACGTTGCATCGTTGTAGAACTCTACAACCGCATCGCCCTCTGATGGATGACCAATGATATCCCAAGAGATGTTTTCATTGATCATAAAGTCCAGAATGTCAGACTTGCTTCGCTCCTTGGGAGTTTCAATCTCTTCGGGTTCAAGTTTCTCCCGTAGCTCATCCCTAAGAATATACTTTTCGCCCTGCAATAGATGACCAAAGTATTGCTCTTTGATGCAGTTATTTTTTCCAATTGCAATTACAATTGTTTCTGGGTGGTGGAATACCCCGTGTGTTTTTTCGTGTATCATATTTTTATTGGTTGGTTGGTTATGGTGGAGGTGGGAGGAGTTGAACCCCCGTGTCCTAGATAATCTAGGATCGAAACCCTTTCACCCCCTTCAGTGCATGAGATTGCAGATATGTAATAGGGTGTCAAATGTTTTTTTATAAAATGTTAGGAGCGGAGTTTGTCCATAGTAGTGCATTGCCGTCCGAAGGAAATTTTTGGCACAAAAAAAGCCCGCACCCCGAAGGATGCGAGCTGAGTTTTTTCCATTTTGGAAACAGTTGAGATGATTACCACCGTGCTCCGTCTGAATACTGATCCGAATTGCAACCCTCGCACAATCCGCAATGGAATACGTCAGGGCTGTCGCAGAACTCACAAGTCTCAGGCTCCTTAAGCGTAGCTACGGTAGCTAGCTCGTGAATCTTCAGCATATCTATCGCCAAGTCTTCGATGAGCTCCCAGATGCCATGGGGCTCCCAGTCTTCAAATGGTTGCCACCTGTTGTCTCGGATGAAGTCCGTCACCTCTTGCTCGTCTAACTCGAAAAAGTCCAATGGTAGCTCTTCGGTTAGGTAGAATTTTGATGCTCTTATATATGCTTGTATTTTATTCATGGTATTGATTTGGTTATGTGTTAAGATCGAGACTCGAGGTAGTCTTCAATGGCATACTCAATTGTGTCCCAGCAGATGCCTACGTTGGCATCCATTCCGTCTTCAAGTATGACCATCACCTCGTCGGCTTGATCCTCCGTTAGTTTAATGCCCATTTGATCCTGTGCGCGGGCGATGACATCGTTAGTTTCCCAAGTTATGGTTATTGTTTTCATATGTGTATGTGTTTATGTGTTTATTGGTTGGTGTTGGTTAGTTGACGGGTATTTCGTGTATATAGCCGTCATTGTCCTCAACAGACAGGGTGATGCGAGATATGTGCATGAAGCCGTCCTCTTGCCAGCAGTCAATCCCTTCCATCCAGAGTTCGATGAAGGTTGTCTGGTCGAACAGGTCTGCGGCAGTTAGATCGAATTTGCATTCACTGAAGGTTTCCGTGTCGGGTGCGTCTTCATCAAAAAGAAGTCTAATGACATTCTTGTTATCATCGTTGAGCGGTTGAATTACACGGGTAGGATCAGTCACATATGATCGACCACTTGGTTTGTGCTCTAGGTGTAGTCCACCTAGGTTTAAGTCAGCCTTTGATACGTCCTTTAGGTTGAAGTTTATGTCAACGTGCAGGAGTTTGATTCCGTCTATATTTTTCATGGTATTTATTTGGTTGGTTGGTGTTGGTTAATGGTATTGTAGCTAGCTAGCTACTACCAACTATCACCATTGTCTGGTAGGTGGTCGAAGTGATTGTGAGCATCCCTGTAGCCTTCTTCAGCTTGAGGATAAGCTGCCTTTGCTTGTTCAACAGTGTCATACATATCCATGAATTGCTTCATGGTCTGACCCTCAAGCACTGACCCCTTCGGGTATTCCCCGAATTGATAAACGCTGAATTGACCGTATTGGTTTTTTTCGATTGTGGTTTCCATTTTATTAAAGGCGGTTTTACTGATCCGCAAACAGTTTGGTATTGTAGCTAGCTAGCTAGCTATCTATCTGTAGAAAATGTGGCGACCGATAACGACCGTCACTGTCATGTGCTTTGCCCAGTAGGGCTCGCAGTAATTTGCATGGTAGTGATCTGCTCCCAGCGTGTGGTTCGTCACCTCGGATGCAACGATCACCTTGGCTGATCTCCACCTCGGATGTCTCTGGGCTATAGCTATTCCTCTAGCCAAGTCCATAGTGTTCCAACATGAGAACTGCTTGTATTCCAAGCACACATCCCATGGCGTTAGGCTACGCTTGAGTGATCGATTGATGATCACCTCATGCACTGCTTCCATTGACCCGCTGGCATATTCGCCACCAGCCTCCAAGATGAGGGTAGCGGCGACGATGTCCGATGGCGTTTGACCTCTACCCGCCGCCACGAAGGCGACGAGCATGATCAAGATGTATGTTATGACTTCCATTATTCTGTAGTTCATAATGATTAGTCCTTGAGGATTTCACGGAGCAGACGCTGGGCTAGCTCATTGGCATCACTTGCGATCACACTGCGACCGAAGTGACCATCCATCCGCTTGCGACCCGCTTCGAGAGCATACTGACAGGGCTCGATGTAAGCCGCGATAGCATTGATACCCATGTTGCGATAGCTCTTGGTGTCGATGTCGTTATCACGTAGATAGCTATCAGTGAATACAACAGTTGTGGTGGATGCCTTGATCTTGGCGATGTGCGTCTTCATGCACGCCATGATGCCCTCGCCATTGCCAGACGGAAAGCGATCATTGACCCACTTGTCGGTATCATCCTTGCGAACCACATAGCTCTTGCAATTGTGATTGAATGAGCACGACAGGATTAGGTTGAGATCGATCAACTGCCTTTTAGCTAGCTCACGAAATGCTAGCACGAACTCACGACCACCATGCAATGCCCATGCATCACGCATGGAACCACTCATGTCAACGATCATGGTCACGCTACGCTTGCCATTGCTACGCTTGCGATTGATGAATGCACGATCACTGCCGCACATCGCCGCATTAGCGTGCAAGCGTGTTCCATTGCATGATAGGCGATTGCGAGTGACCTTAGCTGACTGAACGATGCTCTTCATGCATCGAGCGATGCGACCAACTTGCTGACCATTGATAGGCAACTCCTTGGAATACCATTGCTCTTTGGGTGTGTGCTGGGATTCGGCTTTCATCTTGTCCAGACCAGTTGGATTGATCGTTGGCTGGTCGGACTTCTTTTCGTCGGACTTACCATTGATCACTGAGTCTGAATATTTTGGGTCTACCTCTTTACCG